AACAACAGGATTAATACCCTTAACATACAAATCATCTCTGTTTGTCTTTGTTGGATTCCATGCAAGTTTAATTACATTCTTAATGATACCTCTATTCAAACCACCAGGTGAGTACCATGGGTCTCTTTCAAGGTCTGTTCTTGCACATAGACCAGCAACATCACCATTCATTGGTACCCAACGGTATACATCGTTATACTTGTCGTATTGATATTTCCAGTTAGAATCTAAAACGGCATATGATGTGCTTGTTAATGTATCACGATAAGATTTAATGTCTGTTACTTCTTGACCAGCGTTGTCAACAACATCTGTTTTTTCTGGTGACAAGAATACAACACAGTCTTTTCTTGTTTCTGCCATTGAAATTAAACTATCTGCAAGTGTTTGATTAGCAGGTCCAGAAACAACTAATGCAATGTCAACTGATTCTGCATTGTCAAAATAGTCATATGCAGTTACCACATTGGCAGTTGATACTGTTCCGTCAACACCACCAGACAATGATACTGTTACATTGGCAGTTAAGTTTGCAAATGCTGTTGCGTTTGCAGAAGAACCCCAAGAAGTACCTGTTGCAATTGTGGTTGGATGTGACATCCAGTGAATATATTTTGATTTGTTTTGTAAGACTTGTTTGTAGTAATTTGCATTACCAGAATCGTCTTTAGCATCAGATGCTTTAGATACGAAACCAAACTTCTCAAGGATAGTTCCTCTTGTTCCTGTAAACAAACCGTCTTCGTCAACAACAACCACATGCACTTCGTCAAAAGTACCACCCTTGTTTGAAACATAGGTAGAAGTTCCTGGTGCTGAAGTAAATTGTGTTGAGTATGTCCAAGTTGAATATGTGTTTGCATCGGCAACAGAAACTTTTAAAGAGTTACCAATTGCACCCGCATAACGAGCAGCAGCAATACCATAAACAGTATTACCATCAGAACGATTATCTAACCAATCATCCTCATTTTTAATAAGGACAACATTGTTAGAACCATTCGCAGTTGCGTTTCTTGTTGTTGTAATATTTACTGCACGAACAACTTTAAGATTGTTTGTGTATGCCAGAAAGTTTGCTGCTGAGAACCAGTATTCATAATTATTTGAATCAGGATTGCCAAATGTAGCGGCAAGCCTTACTTCGTCTGAAATTGTAATAATTTCACCAACTGGACCCCAAGCGAACGGTCCGGCAAATGCGCCAATTGAAGTGGCGACTGAGGGGACAATTGTAGTCAGGTCAATTTCTGATACATTTACCCCAGGTGATAGCTGAAATGCCATGGATTTCTCCTTTTGTTATCGGGTCAAATTCTATTTATTGTATATTTAGTTATTTAGAAAGTTGAGGAAGTATAACTTCTTGTCGACCAAACATCACCACCATCCACTATTTCTTCTTCTTTGCGGCCGTCATCAAAGATGCCAACCGGTGCCAATTCTTCTTCTAGTAACATGTTTTGTTCTGCCAACATTAACTTTCTAATATCAATATTCGTTGATTCTTTAAAAAACGATTGTGCTGTCAACCACGCAAATAATACCAATCCCATTACTAAGTCATCATTGTTGCCCTCTTCCGCCGCATAACTATCTCTTACTCTTGTAAAAGTATTCATTTCTGCGATAGTATCAAAGTCATTAATAATCAACTTGTCGTTTTCTACTAATGTCTTTAAGTTTGCACAACCAATCTTTTTAACTGATTTTGTGGTCTTAATACCAAAACTGGTAGACCTCTTAAAACCAGAGGAGATTGCTTGACCTTTAATATGATGATGTTCTAATTTGTAGATATTTTCATATTCTAAATCGTAATGTAGAATATCAACAACTTGTTGACCAATGTTATTGGTCTCAATCAAAGCATACGCTTCGTTGTATTTCTTTGAAATCGAATAGATTACAGTTGGGAAAAACAACAAAGGCAATTTATTATTTCTATATTTAGCCACCTGCCTATACGGTGTTTGACTTGCATCAATCACATTGATTGTTGAATAGTCTTGTTCGACACCTTCTGCACAGTCTACTGTTGCAATGTATAGGTGGTCTTTTACAGGCTCTTCGTATATATCTAATCCGTCTATTGAAGATATTGGATTGTGGAATGCCAAACTTCTTAGTTTTGCACCAGAAATCAATGTTGCTGATGAACCAATAAATTCAGTTTCAAACTCTTGCCTAAACTGTTCTTCGCTAGTATTTCTAATAGTTTCATTTTTCCAAGCTTCATCTCTGCCTGGAACTTGAGACCAATGAACTTCAAGTGGTTTGTAAGTAGACCTACCTTCAATAGCATCAACCCACATTTTATAGAACATGTTTAGACCATTAGGGGTCGAAACAATAATAACTTTTGTAGTCTTACCTGATGAGATAACAGGGTAAGTAGAAGTAAAGAAATCTTGCGCCATGTTGTGTTGAACGAAAGCAAATTCATCCAAGAAAACTAGGTTGTAAGTACCTCCACGAACACCTGATGCAGAAGTCGCATATGCCCAAATCATTGAACCATTTTCTAATTCAATGTTACCTTTATTCCAAGTTTTAATGCCTTGTTGCAACCACAAAGGTAGATACTCATATGCATATTGAATTCTACCAAGAATCTCTCTTGCTAAAGAACCCTTGTTAGCAAGAATTGCAATCTTATAATCGATATTGAATAGAACACACCACAACATATAACCAACAGTTGTGGTTGTTTTACCAACTTGTCGAGGCATCTTACAGATAGAGAATCGGTTATTGTGAAACTCACTAACCATATTCTCTTGGAAAGGCCACATGTCAAATGGAACAAGACCCTTGTCCACATTGACAATCTTTACATAATTTTTAATGAAATAAATTGGGTCTTCAGAACACTTTACAATTTCTGCAACTTGTTCTTCGGTGTAGGATATCTCTACCCCTAACCGTTTTAAACTTGCATTACCATTATAACCGCCACCTAAATCAGACATTTTACTTTACTATACTTCTTAACATCCATGCTTTCTTCTGGTGAGCACCAAGAAGGTCTTGTAGAAAGTTTGATACGGCAGGTTCACCTGCTTGTTCTGCCAAAACAATACCTGCTCTTAATTGCATAATATATTTGTCGTTATCTGATTTCAATGTAACAAACATTGTGTGTGCATCTGGCACAGTTGTTGCTTCTTCAACAGCAGATAGTTCTTTAAATCTTGTAAATGAACCAGGTGCATATGCGTTTAATTGACGAATATGTTCTGCAATATCATCTGATTGATTCCAAACATCATTATAAAAAGTATCTAAAAATGAATGATATTGTGGAAAATCTCTACCTTCAATGTTCCAATGATAGTTGTGCGCCTTTAAATACAAACCAAAATTTGTACCTAAAATTACTTTGAGTTGTTCAATTAATTGTTCCATAGTATCCCTATTTATTGTTCTTTATTACTCTTTAAAAATTTAACTAGTTCTGTTGTAGACCCAACAAAAACTGCCTTATCTACATTTATGTTTTTTGCATTGTTTGATTCACCAGATAAATCTTTTTTTCTTTTTTGCACTTCAAGTAAGTCTTTGTTTAAGTCAGAAAGATTCTTTATTAAACCAGCGGCAACTTCGTATGCTCTTGGGTGTTCTGATTCTTTGGCAACATGCAAAAGATTGTCTATTGCACTATTACCTTTTTCTATTAAATTTCTAATGTTTTGTCTTGCAAATTCAGAATCATCTTCAACAGGAGTTTTTACTTCTACTGGTAAAGTTTCAAACTGAATTGGTTCTACATCCAATACTTCTGATAATTTTGAGTTCAAGTTGTTCATGTTATATTAGGAAATTCTGTGATTGTTTCTGAGAAACCAAATTCATCATCTGGTTGTGCAGTAATTGGATTAGGTGTTGTAACAACCAATACAGATTTTAGTGGATTTGTATCCAATGAAACTATCTCATATGATGCATTACTTTTATCACCAACAATTTTATCACCCACTTTTAATAAATCAGTTAAGTATCCAATCACAACTGTTGCAGTATTACCAACTGAATTATTTGAGTTACTGAAATATAAAAGTTCCAGTGATGCCTCTTTTTTCAACTCTTATAGTTTCACCTGTTGTTGTAAAATATCCTGTTCCATTTGCATAATCAACATATACTTTTTGTGCATCTTTAGTTCTTGTTTCCAAATATACACCAGTATTTGCTTGTCTGATAACTTCACCAGAAAGAACAGGTGGCCAAATATATGCTTTTGCAGTAAACTCTAAATTCCAAATAATAAGGCGAGTTGTCATCATGTCACCCTCATAGTCAGTTTGATTTGAAACTGAATTGAGAATAACAGGCATATCATATTTTTTACCCATACTAGGAATAAAATCAATTGTCACATTGAAGTCTGGTGTAAAAAATGGTAAAATTTGTTCTAGTATTTGTGTACCGTCTTCTGTATTGCGAACATAGATTGACAATGAAAATTGAAAATCATAAGGTATCGGAACATATTGTGTCTTAACTGCCGTTGAAGTTTCGTGTGCAAAATTTCTTACAGTAGATGGTAATTTTCTAGAAGCATCATAAGTCATTCCTGTCAAATCAAAAGAGATTCGAGGAACAGAAGTTGCAATAGACTTTGTTAATGTTGGGTCAGAAGTTAATCTAGTAATATATTTTTCTTTTGCGCCATAGTTAAGAGGCACTTTAAATTTTTCATATGCAGTTGTGCCTGCCTTGTTGTATCTAACAACATGGATATCATTGAACATTGTACCAAACGCAACAACTACTTTGCGAATGGTGCGATTATAAAAATGGTCATTACCTAGCATTATGCTTCACCAAATGGGTTGTGTTCAGAGAAATCTATGATTGCATCTGATTCTGTTTCAATTAATGTATTGTCTGTAATATCTTCAAACTGATTATTATCAAAGGCTGTATCACTAGATACTGTTGCGGCTGTCCATCTTGCATTTGATGTTGCACCAATCAATAATGTAGTATTTGCAAAAGTACCCATTACTCTTACAATATCTAAGTTTCTTGTAGTGCTGTTCCAAGAGTAAACAGATGCTTTTGCATTTGCAGTTGCAAGACTACCACCTTGATATACAATCTCATCTTGCACAAATGTTCCTGAACCACCAACAGCAACTGTAATTCTTTCTCTCTTGTATGCATCTCTAATTTGACCATCAATCTCATCAATACCAGTAACAATATATTCTTCAGAAAATACAAACTGTTTCATTTTCAATGCATACACATATACATTACCACCACGACCTCTGCCTAATGTGTAATACATTGCTTGACCATTTTCATGTTCAACAAAGGTAATTTCAAAAAAGTTTTGAACTAATGGAACATAAATTAAATCACCTTCTCTTGGTCTAATTAAATTTGATGCGCCAGTTGTATATCTAAATCTTTTACGAGAAACCAATAAAGTCATTTCATCTCGGATTTCAAGTCCAAATTTGGACATGAAATCACCTTCACCTTCCATTCCCGTAACATCTTCCAAATACATCTCTAATGGATATGCAACAGTATATTGTTTTAGTGTATCTTCACCATACAACATATCAACAGAGTCACCAGAACTTCTTGGTAAATAATACACATCCATGCCATGCATCTGCATAGCTTCTATCACCAAATCTTCTACTAGTAGTTGTTCACTAGTGACTTGGTCATTGGGAAAATTATTAAAATATAGATTTGTTGGCATTGTTTAGCCTGTAAATATCTCACTAGGCAGGCTACCCATCTGATACATATCTTCTTCCATCTTAGCAAGTTCTTCAGTTGCTTCATCGTATACTTCTTTGCCATTAAGTGTGACACCACCAGGCAATTGTATTCCGCCAAACTTTTTCATATTGTTACCCCACTGCTGTTTAATTTTTGCAGTAGCATATGCCTTTAAGAACCTATCACTCCAAATATCTGAGATACCAGTTTTAGTCATTGAAACTGAAGTTACATTTGCAGTAAGATTATTTGCACTAACTGTTAATTCAGTTGGTGATTTAATTCTTTGCACTTGATATTCTGCACCAGAAGATAATAAAATAATATCATTCTCTAAAAGTTCTTGGTCAAATACTGTGCCTGTACCAGTTAAAGTGTTTGCAGAAGTATTGCCTGTTACTGTGCCAGTTATTGTAATTGTATCCGGTTGCATTTTTCTGTAACACTCAACAACAACATAATCACCAACTTCAAAATCTCTTGACCAATCAACATCTAAGAATAATCTATTTTGGTGTCTATTGAATCTAAATTGTGGTGTGCCAGAGAACAATAAGTTCAATGTGCGAATGTGTTGCATTGTAATTTCGTATGACACATAAGACACGGATGTAAAGTCATACAAATCGTGCAATCTTAATTGATATCTCAAGTCAAACATATTAACTGAAGAACCAGATTGGTCAAATGGAATAATACCAGTTACAAAAGTAACGGCATCAGGGCAATAAATCCATCTTCTATCAATATCAGTTTGCGTGATTTGATGCTTCATAAAAATCTTTTCAGTACCATCATAGTGATAGTCTGCCCAAAATGCTAATGCATCATCAATACGGTCATCTACTTGGTCATCATCCACATTGATTTGAATAACTGGATGACCAAGTTTTCTCAAACAGTAATCTTTAAATTGTTGTCTTGTAGTTGGTTGTGCCATATTTTATCCTAATGCAATTGAAAGTGCCAACACATCACCAATCGAAGCACCGGCAGAGATTGCAGTATTTGTAACATTTGTGATACGACCATACGAATCGGTTGTAATAACTGGAACATATGAAGTGTTACCATAAGTTCCTGCTGTACCTTTAGTTGGCAATCTCGCATCAACAATCGTACCGGATGTAATCTGTGAAGTATCAATTGCAATTGCAGTATTGGTTACAGAAGAAACTCTTCCGTAAGCATCAGTTGTGATGACTGGAACATAAGCTGCATTAGCATATGTTCCGGCAGTTCCTGTATTTGCAACCGATACAAATGCAGTACCATTAGATGTTAAGAATGTTCCAGTAGTATAAGAGGCTGCATTAGTTCCACCCTGTGCAAATGTGTGAATTCCTGAAACGGCAGTAGCACTAATTGCAATTGCAGTATTAGTTACACCTGTTACTCTACCATAAGCATCTGTGGTGATTACTGGTACATAAGCCGCATTTGCATAAGTTCCAGCAGTACCTTTAGTTGGCAATCTAGCATCAGCAATTGTACCTGAAGTTAATTGAGAAGTATCAATTGCAATTGCAGTATTTGTAATCGCTGATACACGACCATAAGCATCAGTAGTAATTACAGGAACATATGTTGCATTGGCATAAGTGCCGGCAGTTCCTGTGTTTGCAACAGAAACTAATGCAGTACCATTAGATGTTAAAAACTGTCCAGTTGTGTATGATGTTGCGTTTGCGCCACCTTGAGCAAACGGCAATACACCAGATGTAATTTGTGTTGTTGAAATTTGAATTATGGTGTTTGTTACACCAGTAACTCTTCCGTAAGCATCAGTAGTAATTACTGGATGGTACGAATTATTCCCATAAGTCCCAGCAGTACCTTTAGTTGGCAGTCTTGCATCTGCTAAAGTGCCTGAAGTAATTGCAGAAGTGTCAATTGCAATAGCAGTATTAGTGATTGAACTAACTCTGCCGTTTGCTGTGAGTGTTACAACAGGATGAAAAGATGCATTGCCATAAACACCAGCAGTAGTAGAGATTGTTGTGTAATCTGTGTTTGCAACACCGGCAGTTCCGTTTGCTAATGAGAATACAGAATCTAATCTTCCTGCATCGGCAATGTCATAATAAGTTGAACCATCATTTGTAAACTGCCACTTATCAGTTGTTTCATTCCATTGCAATAATACATTTGCAGAAGAACCACGGTCAACTTCAATACCAGCATTTACTGTTGGTGCCGATGCTTGACCAATAGCTGCATTAAGTGTAAGTATGTTATCAGCAATTAATGCAGTTGTTGTATTTGCATATACTGTTTGACCAACAATAGTTAAGTTACCTGTAACAGTAACATCACCCGTAATTGAGCCACCAGAACTTGAGAATCTTGTGTTTGCAAAAGTAGCATTAGCAAAAGCAGTATAACTAAAACCATCTAATAAATCTGCATCAAGACCAGAACCAGCGCCATCAACTGCAAGAATTGAATTCAGAAGTTGTGTATTTGAAACTGCACCAGTTGAACCACCAACTGAAGTAACAGGAAATGAAATTGCAGTATTTGTAACGGCAGTAACTCTACCATATGCATCAGTAGTAATTACAGGAACATATGTTGCATTGGCATAAGTGCCGGCAGTTCCTTTGGTTGGCAGTCTTGCATCAGCGATTGTACCAGATGTAATCTGTGCGGTGTCGATTGCAATTGCGGTGTTTGTAACTGCACTAACTCTTCCGTAAGCATCAGTAGTGATTACAGGAACATAAGAAGCATTTGCGTAAGTGCCTGCGGTGCCAGTATTTGCTAATGCAACGAAAGCGGTTCCGTTTGAAGTTAGAATTGCACCAGTAGTGTAGGTTGTATTATTAGAACCACCTTGTGCAAATGGTAATACACCTGAAGTAACTTGCGAAGCTGCTATCTGAACTAATGTATTTGTAACGGCAGATACACGACCATATGCATCTGTTGTAATAACTGGATGATAAGCGGCATTACCATATGTGCCTGCCGTGCCTGTGTTTGCAACGGATACAAATGAAGTTCCGTTTGATGTTAAGAATTGACCAGTTGTATAAGAAGTAGCGTTTGCACCACCTTGTGCGAATGTCATTACACCCGTAACGACACCAGAAGAAATTGCAATTGCAGTATTTGTTACAGAACTAACTCTGCCGTAAGCATCAGTAGTTACGACTGGAATGTATGATGCGTTACCATATGTACCTGCGGTACCTGTGTTTGATAG